ACTCGCGGGCAAAGCGGTCTCGCAGATGGCCAAGGGCGGAGAACTTTTCAAGGAATGGCTGAAGAAAGAAACCCAGCTCGCCCCCGGTCAGGTGGAAAAAATTCTGGACGCATTCAGAACCTCGCACCAACAGGTGCAGGACCAAGACGTTCAGGAAGTGGTCAAGACGGTCACCAAATAAAATTATGAGTTGCGGTTGCGAAGGTCAAAATTTATCCCCGGTATCATGCGGGAACAATCCGTGCAATATTGCTCCGGGTAACACTCCCGGGTGCGAATCGCTGCCCAGCCAAATCTCAAATTTCACTGCGCAGTTTTTCGGGGACATCACGAAGGTTGACGACGGGCTCGGGCACGTCTCATGGCAGCTTCCGTGTGGGCTCGACGTCGGAATCCCGGCCAATCCCCGGGCGATGGGCGAAGGGCTCGCGTGCTACTTCCTCCGGCTGTTTCAGGCCGGTATCACTGCGGCCACTGGTCCGAAGGGAGACCCCGGAACGCCGGGCACCAACGGATTCAACGCCTACGGAGTGACGCTTCAGCCGTTCACTCAGCCGACACTCGCCAGCCCGGTTGTGCAGGTTGCCCTAGCGTTTAACCCGTCAATCCTGCCCGGCCAATTCGTTTTCATTGATACGTCCGGCTGGTATCAAATCACCAGCACGGACCCCTCGGGTATTTGCGTCTTCACGCTCGTCGCACTATTGCCCGGCGCGCCGACTACAATCACGGCTGGCCGGTTAGTGGTTCCCTCGGGAGCTCCCGGCCCACAGGGTCAGACGGGTCCACAGGGTATTCAAGGCATACCGGGAATAAAGGGAGACACAGGCCCGCAGGGAAATCCGGGGCAACAGGGAGCTACAGGAACGGCCCCAGTGTTAACCTCCGCAGAATACATAGATGTCTCTGGCGCGCACTACACTCTCACCGGCTCGTATGCGGTAATTGATGACGGCTCCTTGAACGGACCCCACATTACCCTGCCAGTCCCGGGGAATTATTTTTTATTCATGGTCCTCCCGATATACTCTGCGGGTGGAGCGGGCTCTTGGACTGCCAGCTGGTATCTCTATAACTCGTCCACTGCCTCTCAGATTAGAATCCCGCTTCCGGATTCAGGCGGCGGTTCCACCTCCGGCGCTCCTAATACGTCCCACACGAATTTTCAGGGATTCGTAACCACCACTGGCGTAAATAACGTCATTCAGATTTACGCGAAGGAGACCACCGCGGTCCCAACCGGGGACCTTACGGTTCCATTTGCTCAGGCTCAACTAGTCGCAATCCGGATTTCATAATGAGTGGCGAATGCAATAACTCGGCGCTAGGCGGCGGGAATCCTTGCAACGTCAAGGCCCCCCTAAACACCGCGGCTTGCGAAACACTTCCAAGCCAGATAGAAAATTTCACACTGGAATTTTTCGGTGAGGTTTTTAAAACAGAAGTGGACGGGGCAATCCAGTGGTCATTGCCGGGCCGGTTGGATGTCGGGCTGCCGTTGAATCCCCGGGGAAACTCGGAGCCGCTCGGATGCTATTTCATTCGAATGTTTCAGTATGGTATTGTCGGCGGAAAAGGTCCGAAGGGGGACCCCGGTCTCGACGGCTGCAACGGAAGCACGCCTTACGTTCAGGTTTTAGCAGGCGGGTTTCCTCAGCCTTCAGTAGGCGCGCAGTTCGCAATCAAGGTGACCCGGAATCCTTCTCTGCTGCCGGGCATGGATGTTTTTGTAGAGGGCTCCGGATGGTATGACATTGTGACGTCTGACGGATTCGGGAATGCAACCGTCCTATTCCGAAAATCGGTCGTTAATCCCGGCTCGTGGATTTTTGAAGGGACGGTTCTGCTCCCCTCGGGAAAAGTTGGGGAGACCGGCGGACAAGGTGTTCAGGGAATAAAAGGAAACCCGGGCGGAGTAGGGAACCAAGGGATTCAGGGTGTTACGGGGCCAGTAGGAAACCCGGGTCCCGCCGGGTCTGCTATACTCCCAACCTATGGGGCTACCATCCCGACCTTCACCGTAACTTTTCCCAGCACTGGAGATTTTCCGGGATACCAAGGGGGCCTTAGCACCTCCGCGTTCACCAATGTCGTTTTGCTTCCCGGCTCGGTCCCGTGCACGGTCAAGCTCGCGAAGCCCGGCGTCTACTTAATTCTGACAAGTGCCGGGTATGGAGCTGTCCCCGGGGATGCAGGAGCCGGACTAACCTTCGCAGAAGCAAAGCCGGGCATTAATCAGTTTCGGCTTAAAAATATTTCTACTAATGCTGTTATAGACCAGTCCACTATTCAGACCTACACCGCATTTGTCGCGAATCCGATGGCGGTTACGTTTGTCACGACCTTGACGAACAACAACATTATCCAGCTTCAGGCCAAGTCCATAACGGGAGCCGCAGTCATTTCGGTTAACTTTTTTTGGGCATTTAAAATCTCATGAATGATTCTTGTGCAGTGCCAGTAATCCGGGACGTGGACAAAGTCCTGTCCGGAGACTGCAAAACAGAGAAGGGTGGGGACATGACCGTCAAACCCCCTCAGTATGTTTTGATTGTGACAAATCCGGACCCGCCCGTAACTACTAATTGACGCTATGAAGCAAATAAACCTCGACCTTGGGCAAACTTACGAAGAGAGATATGGCGCTCCGGCGATTGAGCGCCCCGACAAGGACCGTCCTGTTTACCCCTCGTTCACTTACGAGGATGACGAGGAAGCCTTGGACATTCCCAAAAAAGGGAAGATGCTCATCGAATACGAAGAGAGCTCCCGGTCAGAATCCAAACGCGACGGCAAGGAGCACTACGAATGCCGGATTGACGTGAAACGGATTATCAGCGTGGAGGGAGAGAAAAAATCCGAGAAGGCTGTCAAGGCCGCGGATGCCCTCGACGCGATTAAAGAAGCTCTGGAATCAGAACAAGAGGGTGAAGACTAATTTATGTTCCGAGTCGATGACGTTTACGACGAGTCCAAGAAAATCTTTGGCGCGTGCGATGACGTCCAGCTTTTTCGCTGGATGGGTGATGCTGTCTCTCTTATCTGCAATAAGGCAGACCTCGAAGGCTGGAAGGGATACCTCGATATTTGCACCTCCGGATGTAATTGCTCGGACACCAGCACCTGCAACTCCCCCGCTGGATGCGGTCGGCGGTGCGTTACTCTTCCACGTGAAGTGCAGACGGTTATCGGCGTCAACGTGGCCGGGCAGCCGGTCCTAGGACGCGACCAGCTTTTCGAATTCCATTTGAACGGCCCCGGCTCTTTGCGCACTGTGTGCGAGTGGGCATGGACTGACCAAGGGCGATTTCACAGCACCTACAGGGACCTTGTTCTCCCGGCCAAGCTCATTGTCTATCTCCAGCTGCCGGACGACAACGGAAAGACTCTCATTGTTTATGGGTTCGATAGCAAGGGCAACGTTCTGCGCCGGTTCGAAAACGGCCAATGGCTGAACGGTTATCGAGTCCCCACGATTTACGGGTATGCTATTCCCGATGCCGAAGCCCCGCTTATCGCGAGAATTACCGGCGTCTTCAAGGACCGCTCCGCTGGCTCCATGAGGCTCTCGACAATCGACGACTCCGGGACTACCGGCACTCTTCTCGGCGTCTACGAGCCGGACGAGCAAATCCCTCAGTATCGGCGCATAAAACTCAATCGCTCGTGCAACTGGGTCCGCATCGCCTATCTCAAAACGAATCCGATTTTCACGAGCCGCTACGACCATATCGAGCTGTCAAGCCGGATTGGTTTTCTACTCGGCGTGCAGGCGCGCAAAGATTACAAGGACCGGAAGTATGCCGATGCTCATTCGTGCGAAGCCGATGCGGCGCGCATGGAGTTGGAAGCTCAGATGAAGCAGGAACCTCCCACGTATATGCCCCCGCAGGTTATCGACCAGAGCAACCCGCGAGACAAATACGACTATGATATCCGATAATGGACAATCGAGAAATTCTAATCGACTGGGATGCGACGTTCTTCCGTGGAGCCAAATCGGACATGGACCCGTCAAGTCTCCCGCAGGGATACTACTGGACCGGCCTGAACTTGCTGAACCTTGGTGGTATCCTTTCCACGCGACCGGGCTACCGTTGTGTTGCAAAACTTGCGGAGGGCAAGCTCCAAGGCGCGACCCTTTTTCGTCCTATCCTTGGGCTTGAACAGCTCGTGGTTGCGGTGGGCGGAAAGCTCTTTGCTTCTCCATATCCGTTTGAAGAATTCAAACAGATTCCCAACATCACGCTCGCGCCTAATGCGAAAATAGTTTATTGGGCTCAGTGCTTGCAGGCCGCGGAGCGACTCGGGACCGCTCTCAATTCCGGTATCAAGATTGTCCCTCCTCGCGCCGTGCTTATGGCGCAGGATAACGGCAGCTCGGCCCCGGCGTGGTATGACGGCTCAAATTCCGGACAGATTAGCGGCAACTCGCTGGACACTCCTGCGGGCGGGCCTATGGCGTGGGTCGGTGACCGGCTTTGGATTGCCCGGGACAACGGACTATTCGCCTCAGACATCGCGAACCCCTTCAGCTTCCGCGAGAGGGTTTACCTCGGCGGGCAGGAAGCATTTTATTTTACGAGCGAAATCACCGCTCTCGTTCCGACTCCGTCAATCGAGTCCCCGCAGCTTTTCGTTTTCACCTCGCGCAACGGCTCGATTGTCCAAGCGAACATTCGGGACCGGACACAGTGGCCGATTACCCCGGATTTCCAAAAGGAAATTATTCAGGTGGGTTGCCTCGCGCCTCGTTCCGCGGTATCGCACTACGGTCATCTTATTTGGTTCTCTCAGTCCGGCGTTGCGATTTACGACCCGGCGACGTCTGGAAAACTCACTGCCCGTCTGCCGGTTCGCGATAATGAAATGCTCGTGAGTAAAGTCCACATTGACACCGATGTCAGCCTTGTGGCGTCCGGGACCTATGGACAATATCTAATGATGTCGGTCCCCTCGGAGGATATTTTCAACAAGCATACGTGGGTCATGAATAACGCGAGTCTTGCGACTCTCAATGATGACTCGGGGCCTTCATGGGCTGGCGTATGGACCGGCACGAGACCCGTTGAATGGGTCTGCGGCGAAGTCGCTGGAGTGGAGCGCGCTTTCTACGTGTCCGTTGACTCGGATGGTAATAACAGACTGTGGGAAGCATTTCAGCCGGACCGGCTGGACAATGGTTGCCCGATTACGTGGGCGATTGAGACCCGGGGGCATTTTGGTATCACTTCCTCGAACCCTCAGAAAAATCCCGGAGCCCGCTGCCGTTTGACTTGGGTGGATGTCGCTATGTCTGGGGTCCCGGAGGATATCGACCTTGCCGTATTTTTTGCAGGCGGCACTAACGGGGCATATCGGCCCATGCTCACGAAACGGATTTCGGTTTCTCGGGGAAGCTTGAGCTTCGACCAAGAGATTACCGCGGACACCCAGATGTTTGCTTTCAAACCTCAGTCCCGCGTGGAGCGAACTGAAGACGCCAACAACCAACCGGCGGACCCCGTGGCGGGAATGTGCGGAGTAGAGAAGCCGGACAACGATAACATTGACGAAAGTTTTCAGTTCCTGATTGTCGGGCACGGTCCGATGTCTATTCGCTGGATTCGGTCATTCGCTTATCCGGTCTCCGAAGAGCAATCCGGAAGCGGGGACGCTTGCACAAATGAAACGCGTTTAAACGCGGTCCGGTTTGACGGTGTCGCGGCCTTCGCTGAAAACTTCAGCGACTTGGTAGCGGAGTTGACCGCGGCCCAGACTCAGGATTTCACTTCGAACCAAACTCAGATGCTGTCCAATGGGGAATTCAGCGCGGTAGGCGTGGGCACCGCTGAGAGCATCGTCTCGCAGGAAGCTGCGGACCGGGTTGCGAACATTATTGCCGGGAAGCAGGCGCAGGCGGAGCTCGACGCTCTGGTCCCGCCAGTCTTATCAGTTGGATTAGGACTATGAACACAGTTTTAGAAGCTCTATTTCTCCGGCGTCCGCGAATCGAGTACATTTCGCCGCCCGTTTGCCCGATTCATTTTTCGGCCAGCGGAGTTGCGATTTTCGACCAGTGTTTTCATGACCAATCTTTTTGTAGTCTGGGAAAAGTGAACAGCAATTTCCTGCACTTCGAAATGCCGTCCGATGCTCTGGCTTTCAACATTTATTACTCGACCCAGCAGAGCGGCCAGCCGTTTACGATTGTCAACGATGGAGTCCCACTGAGCACCGCCGTAGTCTTCACCGCCGGGACCTACTGGTTCACAGTGAATTTAGAAAATGGCAATGAGGTGGGTCCGTTCCCTCCAGTGGTTGCGGATGGGATTCAATACTTTCAACTTTCCATTCCGAAAATTGCCGGTGGAGTCAGCGTCAATTTATATCGGAACAACAACAAAATCGTTTCTGGTATTACCGGCGTGATAGTGGAAAGCTCTGCGCAGGGCTGGTATCAGGCGACGAAAATCACCGCTGACGGAGAATCGTCCCTGCAAGATTG